GATTGATCGCCGTTTATCGCCGCGTTCTGTTCCCGTGCGAATTGCACGTTCTTTTCAAGTAATGCACTTACTTGTGCAGTGGCCACGCTTAAAGCTGCATGAAGGTCAGCAAGGTCAGCCCCGCTGACTTTGGCCGCTTCTACTAGCTCCAACGATTCGCTCAGCTTGCCAACGCGGTTGGCAAGCGCTTTGGGGCTGGCCACGGTTGGCACGCTTTCTTTTTTCGGCGCATTATCCTTTTTCGCCGCTACTTGCTGCATCGTTAGCGGCCATTGCGGAAAGTCAGCGGCGGGCACTGTTTCCCGCTGGTTGTCTTTCTTTTCCCCTGTGAAGAAACAATGCTTCAGCTTCTTATTGCTGGTTTTGCTAATGACCAGCGCTTTTTCTTCTTTTTTCCACGTTACGCTAATTGGCGCAAAGTGGGCGATATACTGCGCTAACTTGCGACCTTCCGGGTTCAATTCCCCAGTGTTTAACAGCAATTTGGTGGATTGAAAGATATGGTCCAGAAAGTCACGGTCACCGTTTACGATATATTCAAAAGCGGCATGGTTGGCTAATGCGCTTAGACGTTTGTCTTTTGTGTCGAATACGTCTGCCAGTTTGCCATACGCGCTGTTAGTTATTTTTTGGTCAAAAAAAGTGGCGTTTACTTTTTTCATGGTCGTTGTCCTTCAGTAATTTATGGTTTTACGCTTTGCAAAGCCCGCTAGACTAGCGGGCTTTGTCAAACGTGGCGCAAGCGTTGTGCTTGCGCCGTTTGAAAGTGTTCACTGGTAAACGATAGCCAATAGACTGGCGTTAGCGTCTGAATTATGCGGCTTGGCATGTCACTGCCGGAGACTGGGGCTAGATTACCAGTGCAGACAACCGCCAAAGCGTAGGCCGGTTAAAGGTAAAGCAGCCGCCAGAATAGCGGGCATAATCCAGCGAATAGCAATACTTGTCGTGCTATCGCTTACTTTGAAGTTATAAATTGTTAAATAGCCTTCAACCGTTATCAATCGTGGCAAAGCCAGCCACAAAAACAAAAGCGTTTCAAATGATAATAATTATCGTTTGCATTAACCCAGCGTGCCGGATAATGGCGCTTTCATCGTTGTGTCGATATGTTGTGGGTTATCCTTGCCCACCACGTTCCCAATCCTACCCCAGCCAATAGCGCTTATATAGCGCTACCAACTACGCGAGGCAAACCAGTGACTAGCGGCCCCCTATCGGCCCCCCTATCATTGCCCATGATGATACCAGCGGCCTACGGCGCCGGCGTGACGGGCTAAGGGGGACTAGCGGGTCTAATGCTAGTTAAACGAGAAACGGTCAAATTATTAAAGAACACGCGCCGATACTTCTAGCGCAAGCGCGGCAATGGGGCCACCGCTACGGGCTCCGTTGAACCCATGGACACAGTATAAACAATTCTGGAGCTAATGCCACACAAAAAACGCAAAAAAGCATGGTGCCCTGATACCGATTTGGAATAAGCACCCCCGCCCTTATTTTATTTTGGAATAAAAACGCCCGCGCCCCTTTAGGTCCACCGCGAAAAATTTCCCAAATTTCAAACACCTATTAAGCCCAACACTAAATAGCTTAAAGTCAACCATATTTGCATTTTTGCGAATAAACAGTGATACTCAAAACCTTGCTATTGACTTTTGAAAATACCCCAATCAACTACAGGACCACAGCGACATGACCTTCGACCAACTGACCCGAGTCATTGCCGAGAACCACAAGCTCACTCACGTCCAGGCCAAAGCCATCACCAAGGACGTGTTCTCCACCATCGCCGACACCCTCAAACAGGGCGAGAAAGTGCGCGTCCAGAACTTCGGCATCTTCAGCGTGGGCCTGGCCAATGAGCGCAAGCTCAGCGCAGCCATGGGCGGCGGTGTGGCCCCGGCCCACAATCGACCCAAGTTCAAGCCTTCGAAGGCCCTCAAGGATTCCTTGAACGCATGAAAGTAGCTCGGATCGAGTCACTCATTGATGGCGGCAGCCGGGTGGTTGCCCGCTTCCCGGACGGGCGCGCAAGAGAGTTTGGCCTGTCCAAAAAGCGCCGGGAAGCCGAGCAACCCTGCGAAGGCATGGGCCTTGCCGTGGACGCAAACGGCCACCTGCACTTCTACCCGAGTGTCCAGGCGGCCCTTGATAGTGAGGAAACCGATGCTACCTAAGCAGCAAGTGGTCCCGAAGGACGCTGCCGCGGTACTCCCGATCAGCGACGAGCAGAAAGGGTTCGCTGATCGGGAGCCTGAACTGACCAGCATGATCCAGGACCTGATTGGTGCACTGCGACAGGACATGGTGCCCGGCTCTGTTCAGGAGGAGCTTTTTGACGCCATGAATCCGGCGGTCAAACGCCAACTGCTCGCCAAGAATAGCGGCCTGGACTCCAGCGTACTGAATACCTTCAAGGATCAGCTGAACCTGGTTGATGCGGTGCTGAGGCGCACGTTCAACGATGACGGAAGTGTTAAGGGAGGCGAGGAAGCCAACCTGGCGATGTCCCCGAAGGACATCCTGAACCTCTCCTTCAAGGTGTCTCAGATGATGGTCAAGGACCTGCCCAAGGTCTACTCGATGCACCGCATTCAAATGCAAGAAGCGGCCATCTATGAGGTGCTCGAGACGCACATGAACAGAGAGCAACAGGACGCGTTCATTGACGCTTTGTCCAAAAGGCAGGCTAAACTATAAAATCTAATTTGTAAGAAATATCTTACAAAGTTGACTTACACACAACTTTTTCCACAGTATCGGTGGATAACCTTGAAAAGAAAAAAGTTATCCACAAAAGCCTTTAAACTTGTGGCGAAAGTGCTAAACGCTTAACATGCGGACTTTCTGAGATGATTTAAAAGGCTTGGCACATGGATTACAAAGGTAAAAAAGTGTGGTTTTTCCGAGTGATACCGCTGGTTTACTCCTCAGATGGTAGCGAATGGGCAGTGGATATTAACCAACCAACCCTGAACGAGCTGGCGGACCGGTTGGTAGTCGCTGCGTTACGCCTTTGCGCGACCCTGCACATACCGGTAACGCTAAGTGACAGGGCCACCAAGTCAGTGGTCAAAAATCAACCAACGAGCAACAGATTGCCTGGACAGAACCTGACCGGCGTATAATTTGTAGATACAAACTTATATGCGCTTTTGCGATTTAACGATAATGGGAAAATATGGCCGAATCCAGCATGATGGCGACACGTCTCAGAGCCCGACTCAGAAAGGGCGAGGGCCTGGACAAGCTCGATCAGGTGGTCGAGAAGTACGGCTACGTCGAGGGTGAGCCATTTTCGTTTGACGGCCATGAGTTCCAGAGGGAGATCATTCGTGACACGCGGTCACGAATTTACGTGCGGAAGTGCTCCCAGGTAGGCCTGTCAGAGCTGATGGTCCAGAAGATCCTGGCGCTCAACGTGGTACTCCAGCACAAACGCATCATCTTCACGCTGCCGGTGTCAGCCATGGCGGCCAAGTTCTCGAAGGACCGCATCGACGGCCTGATCGAACAGTCGGAGTTTTACCGTGGCATGGTGGTCAAGGCCAACAACTCTGCCAGCCAGAAAAAGATCGGCACCAACACCCTGTACATCGGCGGCACTTTCGGAGACACCGGTGCCATTTCTGTGCCCGCCTATGCGGTCATCTCAGACGAGATAGACTTCTCCAATCAGGTTGTATTGGGCAAGCTGTCATCGCGCCTCAGGCACGCCCCCAAGGACGAGATGGGCATACCCGGAATGAGGTTTGAGTTCTCGACGCCGACCGTGGATGACTACGGCATCGATGAGCGCTTCAAGAAGGGGCATCAGGCCTACTACATGGTGAAGTGCTCGAACTGTTCCACCTGGAGCGTGCCGGACTACTTCGAGGATTTTGTGATCCCCGGTTTTGACAAGCCGCTCATCGAGCTTGAACGCCGGGACCTGGAGAACGAACGGTATGATTTCCAGCGGTCGTGGCTGAAGTGCTCTTGCTGCGGCGCCAACCTGCAGCGGGACCTGGAGAACCCAGAACGGCGCCAGTGGGTGGCCAGGAAGCCGGACGTCTGGGAACACAGCTATCAGGTCTACCCATGGGACTTGCCCACCTACAACACGCCTTCGTCGATCATTCAGCAGTTCGGTGAGTACAAGCGAGAAGAGGATTACTACAACTTCGTGTTGGGGATCTCATTCTCCAGCCCAGACAACAGCTTCACGGTCAACGAGGAGCACAAGGTACGTGTGGGCGACGCAGAGCTGTGGATCTACGAGAAGTGCGTGGTCAAGAGTTCCACAGTGGGCGGCCTTGATGTTGGCAAAACCTGTCACCTGGTGGTGATGGCCAAGGCAGGTAATCAGAACTTTGTCGTATGGGCGGAAGCCATCCCGAACACAATCAGTCGGCCCGCCACGCCCGAGATACTGGCAAGATTCGACTTCTTCAAGATGCGCAAGATGGTTGTAGACGCCGGACCGGATATCACGCTGGTCAATCAGCTTGTGGGTGCCAAGCCCCTCGGCCAGATCAGCGCGTGCCAGTACGTGCGCTCGGTGCCGGGTCTGGATATCATCAGCGAGCACGACGATGGCCAGCTCATCAAGGCCGACCGGTCGAAGACGATGGGAGATACGATGAAGCAGCACAACGCCGGTTTCATCCACTACCCGAAGCAGGTGATCGACGACATCTTCCCGCACCTGAAGGCCATCAAAAAGATCCGCCGCCCGGACTCCAGCGGCGACACGGTAGAGACGTTCGAGGCCACCGGCGACGATCACTATGGCCATGCCCTCAACTACGCCAACATCGCATCCATCGCGCTGGATGAGTTTGCCAGCAACATGGGGGTGACAATGCCTCCCATGGTCGGCGCCTTCAGGATGAAGTAACACCCATCTATTTGTCCCTTTTAGATGTGGTATTGGGATCGCACCTGTGGGCTATTACGGGACAAATGTGGGTAAACTGTGCGCTGACCCATCTATTTGTCCCCTTTCACCCATCTATTTGTCCCCTTTGCCCATCTATTTGTCCCTTTTCGGCCCATCTATTTGTCCCTTTTCGAGCAACGGGTGAACCGCTGAAACCCGCATGGTTGACGGCTTCGCCAGGGGTTAGGACAGAGCCCTAAAAACTAACCCTTAAAGAACTGCTAAAAACAGGGGTTTAAAAACTAGAGGGCTATTGATCGATTTTTGACCGGGTGCCATGATTTCTCACATGGAAGTCATCAGCGTACCGCCCACCCTCATCAAATACTCGGGCACCCCCAGGGTGTCGATGAGCAATGCTCTGGCAAGATCCGCCCAGGGACTCTCCCTACACGAAAAACGGCTATTGGCTCTTTGCATTTCAAAACTCGACAGCGGCCGCCACTGGACACCGGAGAAACTCACCGTCAGGGTGTCGATTAGCGAGTACCGGAAAGTGTTTGAGATACCTCACGACAAGAACGTCTACAGCGATCTCGCTACCGCTTGCTCTACGCTGGAAGAACGGTTGATCGTCTTCTATGACGATAAAGACAAAGACGTCGAGCATCATGTCAGGTGGGTAGGTAGAACCACTTATGCTAAATCAAAAGGCTGGATCGAGGTGGTGTTTTTCCACGAATTAGCCCCGCATCTGTTCAAACTCAGGAAACAGTTCACCACCTACCACCTGAAACAGGCGACCGCACTGCGCACCGTTTACGCCTGGCGCCTCCTCGAGCTGCTGATGCAGTTCTCTTCTACCGGGGTGGTAAGGATCACCCTTGAGGCATTCTGGCACGCCATGGAGGCCCCAGACAGCTGCAGGAAGTCCTTTAAGGATCTCCGTCGCAGAATAATCGAACCAGCGGTGTCTGAGCTGAAAAACAGGGAGTCCCTCATCATCTCCTGGAGACCGAAGAAGACCGGCAGAAAGGTCACCAGCCTTGAGTTTTCCTTCGACTACGATCCGCAGAGAGTCCTAAACTTTTGAATCATACCTGACAAAGTTTGCTAGTAGCCTTTAACCGTGGAATAATAACTGCATAAACTTAAATGCGATTATGAGGTTTTGCGCTTAATGGCAGGCCCGCCGTCCACACCGGATTCAAAAGGAAGTCGATACACCCGCCAGGGTGCAGATGTCGTGCTCCCGAAAGGAAAGGTGGCAGGTAAAGCAAGAGCGCACCGCCCGGGCAGCGACCTTAGTCGTGGCGATACCATCCGTAACGAGAATGCCCAATACGTCAAAGAGTCGATCAAGGCGATACGCGATCGGACGGACGTCACTGAGGTCATCAAGCTCCTACTCCGTGAAGAAGGTCTCTTTTCCAGTGCGGGTAGTTCAATGGTCAGCATCGCAGGAAGCTCTGGTTTCCGCATCGCTGGCTATGACTCTACGGGGAATATGGACCTCGACGTGATGGCACTCGGCTACCTGCTGATGGATCGCCTCGATACGCTTCACGATTACTCTGCTGGCTATAACGATAAACCGGCGTCGAAGGGTCTGGTGAACACCCTGCTCTTGGACGTTGTGACGTCTGGCGGGTGCGGTGCGGAACTCGTACTACGAGATGATTTTACACCTGATCGCATGGTGCCTATCTCTTACTCGTCGATTGAGTGGCAGGCCGACGGCAAGGGTGGAAGATACCCCACCCAAGACAGTGGCGAGATAGAGCTCAACATCCCGACCGTATTCATGGCCGAGCACAACCGGCAGCCGAGCGATCCGTACGCTGCCTCCCCGCTACGTCCTGGCCTGAACAACACGATGTATTTCAGTGAGTTCCTCGAGGACACTCGCCGCGCTGTGAACCGCACAGGCCACAGCCGTATGACCGCCACCATAGACACAGAGAAACTCGCCAACTCCGCGCCTCAAAACGTCAAAAATGACGACGCAAAGATGCAGGAGTGGATGAAGGATCAGTACGAATCCGTGGTGTCCTCTATGGAAGAGTTGGAGCCGGAGGATGCCGTGGTCGCGTTTGACAGCGTGTCGTTTAACGTCCATGACACTGGTGGCAGCAAGTCGGACTACAGCACCATGCTAACGATGCTGGGCAACCTACAGGGTGCAGGTCTCAAAACACCGGCGTCAGTTACCGGCCTCCGGGCAAGCGGGGGCCAAGGGCTCTCCAACGCAGAGACGTTGGTCTACCTAAAAACCGTCGACTCCATCAGGACTCCGGTCGAGGAAACCATGTCACGGGCACTCACTTTAGCAGCCCGCTTACTCGGCGTTGATGGTTTCGTGAAATTCTCGTTTATGCCGATCAACCTCCGCCCGGAAGAAGAGCTGGAGGCCTACAAAGGCACCAAGCAGAAGCGCGTATTTGAGGCGCTATCGTTTGGTCTGATCAACGACGCCCAGGCGTGCTGGGAGCTGGCAGTGCGTCCTCAAGGCATGACGGCACCCCTGGCGGGCACTCGTTTCTACACCAAGAGCACGGGCACTGGAGAAGCCGACCGAGCGTCGTCTACAGGTGCCGCATTGAACCCAGATACCCCGTCCCAGTCGGGTGGAGATGATCAATGATCGGAGATTTATGGCTGGGCACCGAGGAAGCACTCGCCGCCCTAGTTGAAACCGAGCGCATGGCCAGCGCCAATTTTGTCAGCATGCTCGATCGACATAAAGCGCATGTAGACGCGTTCGACGCTGACGGCGAGCCACGCAAGGGTGCCTACCTGCTCACCGTCCAGGACAACACCGCCGTTATCAAGGTCTCCGGCAGCCTGACTAAGGGTTACCGCTGGTACCACGAATGGCTGGATGGTCAGGTTACCAGCTACGAAGCCATTGCAGACGCGCTGGAAATGGCGGTAGACGACCCGGACATCTCTCAGATCGTACTCAAAATCCACTCAGGCGGCGGTGCGGTAACAGGCCTGGATGCGCTCGGCCAGAGGATCCGCCGCGCTGATGCTCGTAAGCCAGTCCGGGCGTACACCGAAACCGCCGCATTCTCTGCCGCATACTGGATTGCATCCTCAGCGCGAGAAGTGATCGCGGGCAGCCGGATGGCCGAGGTCGGGTCTATTGGCACGCTGATGGTGCACACCAGCATCGCCAAGATGGCTGCTGAGGCAGGCGTCGAGTTCACCGTGTTCAGGGCGGGCAAGTACAAGGCCCTCGGCCTGCCTTACGAGGAGCTGGACGAAGAAACCAAAGCCCATATCCAAGCTGACCTGGAGAAGGCCAATGGCTTTTTCCTGGAGCATGT